AGAACAATTAGCTACAGGTGTTAATAAAAGAAAACTAATTAAAAATATTAAGTCTTTATATAGAGCAAAAGGTTCTGTACGAGGACATGAAATGTTTTTTAGAATATTGTTTGGTGAAACCTCTGAAACAATTTACCCTAGAGAACAAATGCTTAAAGCTTCTGATGGTCAATTCGACACATTAAAAGTATTAAGGGTTATTTCTTCGGTGGGTGACGCTAATCAATTAACTGGTAGAACAATTACAGGTCAATCATCAAATGCAACTGCTATTGTAGAAAATACATCACAGTTTCAAATTGGCGATAACACAGTAACACAATTAATATTAAATGATGATTCAATAATAGGAACATTTACAGTAGGTGAAGAAATACAAGGTACTTCAACAGACACAGATGATTACTTTATTAAAGCTAATGTGACAGGTATTCCTGGTACTAAAAATATTACTAATGACGGTTCATTAAACTCGACTACAGATACAATATCTCTAACAGCTGGTGGTGAAGGAGCTTTATTTCAAGTAGAAGAAATAGGTCCTGGCTCTGTAACAGAAATGGTTATTGATAATGCCGGTACAGGATATAATATAGGCGACAGTTTATCTTTTACAAATACTGGAACAAATGGTAAAAATGCTGCCGGTTTTGTTAAAATTGTAAATGGTGGTTTTTCTGGTGAAACTGGTACAAGTATGTCAACAGGTGATAGAATTGTTTTAGAAGATGAAACAACTTCAGGTGACTCATATGAGGGTAAAGTATTGGTACAAGAAAAGTTTACAGACTTACAACAAATAACAGATTTCTTTTTAACAAATGGTGGTAGTCAATATACTTCATTACCCACAGTATCAGTTACATCATCAACTGGTAGTAATGCTGTAATTAAAGCATTTGGTACAGACATTGGTAAAATAGTAAAAGTCAAAACTGTAGAATTAGGTAGAAGTTATGAACAATCACCTACACCACCTACTTTAGGTTTCTTTAATAATGGTATTGTTACAGGAGTATCAGGAACATTTCTTGCAACAAATAGTATAACAAGTTCCTCTGGTGGTTCAGGTACAATTGTAAGTCTTGACACAAATACAGGTCTATTAAAAATTAAAGATGTAACAGGCACTTTTGCTATTGATGACACTTTAACATCAGCTACATCCGGAACATGTACACTTAAAAAATTAGATGTTGCAAGTGCTTCAGTAAATGTGGTGTCTATATCAGATACAGATGGTGCGTTTATTAGTGAAAGAGGTAAATTATCAGAAACCACCATGAGAGTACAAGATAGTTTATACTATCAAGATTATTCTTATGTAATTAAAGTAGGTCGTTCTATTGCAGATTGGAGAGATGCATTTAAAAAGACAATGCACACTTCAGGGTTTTACTTTACAGGTCAAGTTGATATTGAATCAAGACTAACTGTAACTGCTGGTGGTCCTGTTAAAGGTGTGACTTCAGGTAGAGAAGAAGTACCATTCTTACAAATTGCAAATACATTATTCGCTACAGTATTTGGTAGAAGATTAGGAACAAATAGTGATGGCACATCATTAAGACCTAATGCACATTTAAAGGGTACTTTAGATGTAAGTAATGATTTTAGGGACCCTTTCTCTTCAAACACAAGAGATTTAACGGCAACTAGAGAAGATATAACAATTGATTATTTAAGTCGACCTAGAAATATTATTGTAGATAATTCGGGTGTAAGACATGATGTGAGAAGTGGTTATGCATACGGTGGTCCTAGATATAGTTCACTAAATAGATATGGTAATACAGCGTTTGGTACAAGTGCGGCTGGTTCATATGCAAATACATTTCAAAATTTAAATGCATTAAGAGTTACAGGTACTAAAACAGCTCTTGACGGTCAACCAGTACCTATATTTTTGTTGACCTCTAATACAATTGGTAAAACTTTAAGTATGAAATATGCGTTTCCTACATCAACAGGATTTAACCAAGACTTGTTTAGTAACACATTAACGAAGTTTGACAATACAAACTCAACATTTGATGATACAACACCTTAAAAACTTTATAAATAGTACAAGAGATATAGGCAAACATGGCAAAACAAACAATAAATCGAGGTAGTACAGCAAACGACGGAACAGGTGATAACCTCCGTGACGGTGCTAATAAAGTCAATCTAAACTTTGACGAAATCTATACAGCTATTGGAGATGGTAGTACAGTAAACGGTACTATTAAAATACATGACGATAGTTCAACTGAAACAATTGTTTCAGCAAATGGTGAAGTATTTAAGATTTTAGGTGGTACTGGTATTACTTCATCAATTTCAGGTAATAACTTAACACTTGCAGTTGACGGTACAGTTCTTTCTGCCTCTCAGGTATCTACTTTAACAAATAAGACTATTAACGGACCTGATAACACACTTACAAATATTGCAAACAGTTCATTATCAAATTCTACTATAACTCTTACAGGCGACTCAGGTAGTACAGCAATAGATTTAGGTGATACACTTACTGTAAACGGTACAGCAAATCAAATTACAACTACTCAAGCAGGTGATACTTTAACTTTAAGTTTACCAAGTGCTGTTACTGTACCAGGTAGTTTAACTGTAACAGGAAACTTTACAGTAAACGGTACTCAATCAGTTATAGACTCTACTACAATAGAAGTAACAAATTCATTTACATTTGAAGGAACAACTTCAGATGACCACGAAACTGTTTTGACTGTAGAAAATCCTACAGCAGATAGAACAGTTACTATTCCAAATGCGACAGGTACTATCGTATTAAAAGACACTACAGATACTTTAACTAATAAAACAATTGCAGCTGGTTCAAATACAATTTCAGGATTAGTAAATGCTAACTTATCTGGTTCTGCTGGAATTACAAATGCTAATTTAGCAAACTCTACAGTAACTATTGGTGATGACGCAATTAGTTTAGGTGGTACACAAACAACAATTACAAATTTAAGTTTAGATGGCGCTACAGGTACAATTGACTTAACAAGTTCAGGAAACAAATTAAGATTTAACTTTGCAAATACAGGTTCTTTACCAACAGCTGCAACTTACGAAGGTATGTTTGCATATGATATTGGTGGTAACAATCCTTATGTTGCAGACGCAGGTGGTTGGATAAAACTAATTACAGAAAATGCTTCTATCGCAGACTTATCAAATGTTGGTTCTATTGCAAGTATAACAAATGGTCAAGCATTAATTTGGAATTCTAGTGCTGGTAGATTTGACCCCGGCGCAGCTGGCGGTATTGCAAGTGTTGTTGATGATACAACTCCTCAACTTGGTGGAGGATTAGACTCTCAGGCAAATTATATTACAGACGCCTCATATCTAGCAATAAGAGCTGGTGATACAGGAAATGTAGTAAATACAATTACTGTTACAGTTGCAACAAAAACAACTGAACACCCAGCCCACGGTACAGGTTCATCAAGTGGTTATGTTTTAGATGGAATTGAATCTCCAGCTTTAACATTAGCAAAAGGTACTTATAAATTTGACCAATCAGATTCATCAAACTCAGGTCATCCATTACTATTTTACTATGATGTTTTAAAGGCAAGAGCATGGACAACAGATGTAACTACAAGTGGTACACCAGGCAGTTCAGGTGCATATACACAAATTGATATTACTAGTGATACACCTAGAAGATTAGCATACCAGTGTTCATCACATGTTAGAATGGGACATGAAGCAGATGTCCAAGGTGGTAAATCAACTAACCTAAATATTGAAACGGATAAGTCAAATACAGGTGATGGTACTACTACAACAATTACACTTAATACAAATGATAGGTCAGTTGATGACATTTTAGTATTTGTAAACGGTATCTGTTTAGTGCCGACAGATGACTATACTATTTCAGGAACAACATTAACTTTCGCAACGGCACCAGGAAGTGGCGCAGAGATTGTAATAAGGTATCTAGGATAAGAATATGGGAACAAAAACACGAAGTATCGCAAATCATTTAAACAATTCTCTAGGAGAATTAGCTGTTATTTCATACAAACTTATATACAATAGTAATACAGCAGTATCTTTTAGTAGTCAAGCTGGAACACAATTAGGTTCTTTAGATTTTTACTATCCCGTAAGTGCAAGAGTAGGCGGTTCATTCACAAAACAGTATGACGCTTCTACTTCTTATATTGTAACAGGTGGTCATTATTATGCTCATGCTACTTCTAATCTTCACTCACATTGG